GCCAACTCCTCATTGATAGTGTCGAGCTTCTGCTGCCATACATTGATATCCTTCTGTATCTCGGCACGCTCCTCCGCAGAGGCATTTTTCAACGCCGTACGAAGGTCTTGCAACTTCTTCTCGATGGCAGCTATACTGCCAGCCTTCGGTGGTGTCTCTTGCGTTCCGTTTGTACCATTTGTCGTGGCTATACCACTATCCGCCAATATGTCTGCTGCCAACTCCTCATTGTGCAATATGGCATCGAAATACTTATCACCCGCCGCAATCTCCTCCTGTGCAGCATCAGTTAAAGCCTTTGCGCGCTGCTTTCCATAGGTCGGAAGTTGTTTGCGATACTCCGAATTTATGATTTGTTTTTCTTGCCCTGATATTTGACCTCTTTCAAGAACTCCATCTGCCCCTGCAAGTTTATTCAAATACTGATTGCGGGCATATTGGGCAGCTTTGTCCCTATCGTCATCGGTAATCTTTCGGGCATCTTCGGCTTGTAGCATCTTCTCAACGGCAGACTTGTATTTCTGCGTGGCAAGTTCCATAGCCGCTGCTGCCATTGCCTTACGCTTCAATGACTGCACAAAAGCACTCTCGTTGGTTACAAGGAGATTCTCTGCATCGTGGGCTGTGGTAATAGATACCCCCAAGTCCTCAAATGCTTTTTGATTATCCTTGATAAACTTTTGCTGCTTGCGTGCATCGGCACCAACAGCAGCCCATCCACTTTGTAACTTTCGGAAGTTGAGAAGTTGAGATGCGACACTGTTGGCAACAGAGGAACGCACCGATGCCATAGCATCTTCCTGTGCTTTCGCAGCCTCTTCCTGTGCTTGTTTCTCATCACGCTTTTTGCTTACGAAGCGGTCTATTGCCGATATAACAGTACCGATAATTACCGATGCTCCCATAGTAGCCGCAGCCATAAACGCTTTGGCTGCTACGGTGGAAACGCCAAACGATACAGTCAGTCGATTTTGTGCAGCTCGCCACAATTCCGTAACCTTACGCACTGTTACGATGCGGAATGCCGAGGTGGCGTGAAGAGTATTTGCCACCTGTTGCATACCCATCATAATAGCCATAACAGACTGCATTTTCGTCTGCACCTCCATCAAGCGCTCGTTATCTTTGGTAAACAGCGAGACTACACCAGAGCCTGCCGAGTACAAGCCCATCAAGCCCTGCATTCCTGATATGAGACCACCCCATTGTGTCGCACCTGTTGAAAGGGCGAGCTGCTCCGTCTGGAGTTCTCGGTATGCAGTTCCGAGTTGCTCCATCTTGGCACGCATCTCGTCATATTCAGCAGTATTAGACTTACCTTCCATACGCAAACGAGCCATCTCATTGCGTAGGTTCATCAGTTGGGTACGAACAGATGTTACGCTGTCTTTATACTGCGATTGTGCTTGCTCCATAGCAGCCAATGCCTGACGCTCCCCATCCAACTCTGCGCGTAGGGTATCCGCCTTGCCCGCATACTGTTTCTTTGCATAGGTCGTGGGGGCATTATCACGCTTGGCAACCATCTCTCTATACTCTTTTTCAAGGTCTTTGACGACCTTACGCTGTATAGATAGTTGTTGCTGCAAATTAGCGGTACCATTCTGTACCTCCGCAGAAATAGTATCGAAAGTCTCCCTATACACCGAGGCTGTGCCACTCATAGCCTTTACTGCACCAGCCTCGACTGTACGGAATGCTTGGGTATTTTGTTTAGCAAGGGTTGTTACGGCTGCCCCCTGTGCAGTCAATTCTTTGGTCGTGGCACCGACTATTCCTGAAGTAGCCGCTTGCATAGCACGAACCTCCGAAACAATCTTGGTAGCGACTCCTGAAACGGAATCACGCCCTCGGAAATCAATTTCGTATGTTACCTTCTTTGCCATCAGACCAAAGTTTATTGTAGTATTCAAGTTCACGAAGCGACTCCTCTCGCTCCGCCTTTGTCATCTTAATTTTTGATTTGTTGGGCTTATCCCAAGGAAGAGGAAGAACATCAGATGGTTTGAGCGACTTCTTTTTAGCATACGGTTTAAGTTGTGCCCATATAATTAACCTTGTTTGCTCCCAGCCAACCTTTATTTGGTTATCCTGACCGATACGCCACTCTTCATAGATGGCATCAAATTGCGTTGGGGTAAGGGCTGAAAAATCGGCTATCGACAAGCCCATACACCCAACAGCAATTCCCAACAATTTATCAATCGAGACAGGATTTAATCGTTTTTTGAGGAAGCCTCATCTTTGGCTGCCATCTGCTCCATGATGACCTGATTGAGGTCGTTAATGAGCTGTATGTAATCGCCATATTCCAGACGGTCAGCAAACTCCTCGAAGGTGTATTTGAACTCCTCCCCGTTGCGGCGGCACTGCGCTCTTACGACATGGTATATGTATTTCAGATTGTTCTCTGTATCGTCTGCTGCTATTGCCGCAGGTTCGATACCTGTTTCGCTCTTGAACGAGAGCATTGCCCCCATAGTTTCGATATAAGGGTACTTCTTACCCTCAAAGTTCAAATGTACTGTTTTCATTGTTTCGATTGTTATTCAAATGTTATTCGATTGTTGGTTGAAGAACGGGCGAGGCGACCACGCCCCGCCCGCTGTTAGGTGTGAGGGTTAGGCTACCGATACGGTCTTAACCTCCCCAGAGTTCTCCAGACTGATTGAATAGGTCGAGTCGTCATCAGCGGGGTCGCTCTCCTCCAACGAGGTGATGATAAACTGACCTGTGCGGTACTGCGTTGCCTCCTCGCCTCGATAGGCATATTTGACGGTTACAGGCTCACCCTTCTCCCAAAGGGCAAGCAGAGTCTCATAGCCCATCTCATCGTCAGCGAATACGAAGCCCTCGGCTGAAATGGATACCGACAAGCCCGATACACTCTTCTCCTTCCACTTACCCGTATTCGAGGTCTCCTTTGTTGCTCGGTCCTTAGTCTCTGCCTGATTCTGGATAGAACAAGACTTCGAGTGACCGAGAGGCGTGTCGTTTACGGAGAGGATCATATTACTACCATGGATATAACCCTCTTTTGCAGGTGCTGCTACTTCTGCCATAGTTTTGCTATTTTATTGATTACTGTTTTTACAATTAACCCAAAGCGGGTGCGTTTCCATAGTACACAGGCGGCGATACTCAACGCCACTCCGAGCAGAACTCCTCCGAACAGCCACTTATGCCAATTTGAAGGTTTCTTTACCGTCTGCTCGACCTCCTCGGTAACTGCCGAGCGAGCGACCTCTTCTGCCTCATATTTGGCGATTGTGTCTTGCTGGGCGAGGATTACATTAGTCAAAGAGTCAATAGTGCTACATTGTCGGAACACCGTCTGCTCATAACTCCTAACTCGGCGTTCAAGACTGCCACATTTGCCTTCAAGTACGATATTATCACCCTTGCGTGTAGCACTTACCGTTGAGCGCCCCTCACTTGCATTGTAGGAGGCTCCATCGGGCAGGTCAAGGAGGTTCTGTGTCGGTACCGTCAGTGAACTCATCTCCGCAGGTACCGATTCCGACTCCTCCTGCTTCGTTGTCGTCAGTTGTGTCTCCACCTGCTGCTGTACGGACTGCTGCTCGGCGTGTGCGGTTTCTGCCTGAATTACGGCACTTGCGACCTCCTGCACTACCTCGGTCATCGCTTCGGACTTCGAGGTCGTTGCCACCTTGGTCGAGCCGCACGCCATCAGGCAAAGTGCTGCGAGCAATAGCAGTAGTGTAAGGGGAAATCCCCTGATTGTTTTTCTCATAGTTTTTCAGTTGTTTTGTTAATGAATCTACCTTTTTTGTCAGCTTGTCAATCTTGTCTGCTAACTCCCTTTTAATCGCTAATAATTGAGCGTTATCAGAGCGTAGATTGGCATTATCCTCTTTGAGGGTTACATTCTCATCAAGAGCCTTAGTGTACTTCTCTGTCAGTAGGTCAATGGACTTCTGCAACTCTGCAAGAAAATCATTGTTCTGCTTTCGGCGAGAGATAAACCAAGTGCCGATGTTTGAGATACAGAGCCCTACAAACATTAGAACATCTTTCAGTGTTACATAGTCCATATCATCAATCTTTATTGGTTGATACCTATCTCACGAAGCCACGCAGGGACATCAAATGAGGGGCACGCCTTGTTGGATAGAGCATTGTGTCCAACGATAGCAACATCAGGGTGTCGGCGGTGGAAGTCGAGTACATACTGCTTCATTGCCTCCTTCTGTTCCTCGGTGCGAGTATCCTTGGGAGTTTTGGAGGTCGCAGCACGACCCCCTACATACACAATGTGCCGGGATGTGGAATTGTACCCTTTTGCCCCATTTGTAATCTCCCACGGATCTACATTCGCATCTTCGTTGTTCTTAACCAAACGCTCAACAGTGCCGTCAAGGTGGAACATATCGGTATAGCCGACCTGTTTCCAACCTCTGCCACCCTGTGAGGTGGGCGAGGTGTGCCAACTGCGAATATCGTCAGAGGACACCTTGCGCCCCTCTGGGGTGTCGGTGCAGTGAATTACCAAGCGTTTCAGTTCGGCCATCACTACTCCTCCTTGGTCTCTGTGCCCTCCGACTCGGCTCCATCCTCAGGGGCAGGGTCAGCATCGCCATCCTCAGGCTGCTTCTCTACCTCCTCGCCAGCCTTCTTCGGCTTTCGCGATGAACGACCAGCCTTGGGCTTCTTGTCCTCCTTCTTCTCCTCAGGCTTCTCGTCTGCTACCGTTGCAGGTGCAGAAGTTTCGTTGTCGGCACCTGTGGACTGCTCGATGACCTCACCGAGACCTCGCTTCACGATATCGTTGATGCGAGCAACATCGTCAATATCGATGATTGCGCCAGCCTCAAAAATCTGCTTCTTGTTCTCCTTGTTGATAAAGGGCTTCAATACTTTCAGTTGCATACTACTTCGTTTTAAGGTTAGACTTATGCCTCAGGGAGTTCGTCTCTCCAATCAGCAAGAACGGTGTGCTCACCGAATGCGATGTTGGTATCTGCCTTCATCAACATCTTGAAGAAGTAACGCTCACCGGCATTGGTCAAGCGGTCAATCTTCACGCACTCGAAGTCATCTGCGAGGTTCACAGCTGCCCAGAGGTTCGAGTCGATATCCATCGTTGCGATGGTCGCTACGATAACGCCCTGAGGCCAATCTGCCAACGGCTCGATGTTGTACTTCTTGAAGCGGGCCACATTGCTCGAAGTAGGATCTGCACCCTTGTGGTGGAGGTCGGTGAGCTCGTCATCGTAGGTATCGAAGTCCTCAATAGACATCAAGAACTTCAAGCCGGGATGGTTGCGGAGAGCCTTAGGAATTGCACGGTGTACCTTGCGCAACTTCTCAATCATCGTATCGGCACCCGATACATCCGCCTTGACAACCTCGCCATCGGCAAGAATACGAGTGAGAATACCATTGAAGAACTGCTCCTCGCCCTCACCAGCGGTACCGTTGATAAAGTGCCAGCCGAGCTCAAAGTCCACGACCTTGCCCAACTCCTCGAGGAATGCTGCCTGTGCCTCTGCAGGAAGCTCTGAGAATACGAGGTTGCCCGTAGGCTGCCACTGCTTCCAGAACTTCTCAAACGAGCGAGGATTGAAGGTTGTGAACGCCATAAAGTCCACAGGCTCCAACTTGCGCTCATCGATATTGAACGAGCCCTTCGAGTCGCCATCCTCAGGCTGCTCCTTGCGCTTCTGCAAGAACTTGCCAGCTTTCAAGCGAGGAATGTAAAATGCCTTCTGCACATTAGGCTCAATGTGGATAAGGCCACGCTTTACCAACTCATTGTTGGTCGTTGCTTTCACGAGAAGTTTTGCTAAAACTTCACCCTGATAAGCTGTCTGAATGTTTGCCATAGTTTGTACTGTTTTTTGTTGTTATTTTGTTACTTTTTGAGGTCCTCACGAATCTCATTCATACGGGCCTCCCACGCATCAGTTACCTGTGCGCCACCCTTGCCGATGATAGTTGCGGCACGGCGTTTAGGCTTCTGTGATGCAAGAATAGCACGGGCATCGTCAGCCTTCTCCGTGTGAAGCATAGCGACATAGTGCTCACGCTGATCCTCTCCGATGCGACCCTCATCGATAGCGGTCTGCACCTCGGCATCGATAGCCGCTTCCGCCGCCTCCTTTGCCTTCTGCTCATACTCATCCGCCTTCTCCTTGTAAGCATCACGCTCTTTGGTTACGGCTTCCAACTGCTCCGCCTTCGCCTCCATCTCGGCGATACGGTTCATAATAGCTGCTTCGTCAGCGCAGTCGCTGAACGAAGGTCTTGATTTGATTTTGTCGATCATTTGTTCGTGTTTGTTAGATAAAACCTTGATTGAATTAAGATATTGAGCAGTATATTGCTCACATAGTTGCTGTTCTGAAAGGGTATCTACAACCTCGACCTTGTTAGGGTCATCGTAGATTGCATCAACAAATCCCATAGCCAACGCCTCATCAGCAGTCAGCCAATGGTTCTCGCCATCCATATACTTTGCACGCACCTCTTCCACGCTCATACCTGTACGCTCGGAGTATATACTGCAAAGGATATCCTCAATATCTTCCAGCGTATGGATATACTCCTTCAACTCATCAGCATTAGCACTGACAATTACAGACGGGCGATGTATCATAATACGAGCATAACGACTCATCTTTACAGGCTTACCACAGCCCGCAATGAACGAGGCGGTACTTGCCGCCATACAGTCGATATAGATAGTGATGTCCGCCTTTGATTGGTGGAGTGCGTTGAAGATAGCGATGCCTGTATATACATCGCCACCGACAGAGTTGATACGCACATCAATCTTGCTATATGTGCGCTCTGCCTCCATCAGCTGGGCAACGACATCTTCTGCCCTTACATCGGCATAGTTGCCTATCTCGCCATAAAGCAAGATGCAACAGGTGTCCTCCTGAGGACCGGGAATGATATTGAATATGTTTGCCATTTCGCGTTTTGTTTTGTGCAAAATTGGGGCGTGTATCTGCACTTTGCAAATCGCAAAAACATCATAACAAGTTACAGTGTTATGATGACGCTATAAAGTGTTATGATGTTTTTCTGATTTGTCAATCACCTATTTAGAGGTCAATTTTGCAAAAGCAAAAGCACGAAACTATGAA